CGGATCTTGTTCATCGAGTCGGCGACGGCGGAGAGATCCAGCCACGGCTTACCCGTCGACTTGCGGTCGGACTGCGACGCCGTCCACGCCCAGCCGTCGACCTCGACGGCCATCGACCGGAGGCCCTCGATCACCAGGCCCATGTCGTTGTAGACCGAGTCCTTAAGGTTGACCCGGAGCTTGTCGGCCATATCAATCACGAACAGCTTGGGGTCGAAGTCCGGCACGTCGCGCTTGTACTCAGCGATGCGCGCCCGGATGTCGCGCGGGCTCGTCACGATGGGCTCGGCGTAACCGATCATCAGGCGCCCCATCTGGAGCATCCCAAGACGCTTCATGGCGGTCGTCTGGTCGGTCTCGATCTCCCGCTGGGTCATGTCGACGAGGTTGCGGAGCAGGCGGCGCCCGACCGTCTCCTCGGAGAGCTCCAGCGACACGAGCACGGTGTCGATGCCCTGCAAGATCCCGTGCGCCGCGATGTGGCCGAGGGTCATCGACTTGCCCGCACCGGAGCCACCAACGAGCAGGCCGATCGCGCTACGCTCCAGGCCACCACCAAGGGCCGCGTCGATGTCGGGGATCCCGGTACCGAGGCGCCCGTCCTTGATGCTCTTGAAGAAGTTAGGGCGCGAGACGAGTTGCTGGAGCGATGCTCCCCAGGCGTTCGACGTCTTGCCGAGCTTCGACAGCTTCTCGAAATCGCCCGTCGTCTTCTCCGGGTCCGCGTTGTTCTTGTAGTCCTCCAGCGCGGACTCGATCACCTCCTTGTGCTTGACCCGCTGGACGACTGGGACCACCGCCGCGATGAGGTGGTCAACATCGCCGACGCCCTCGAGCTCGGCGTCGAGAATGTAGTCCTTGCAAGCGTTGACCTGATCGTGCGTCAGCTTGCCGGACCCCATCAGGTTGACGAGGTGTTGGATCACATACATCGGGCGCGTTGGACCGCCGCCGACCTTCTTCGCGACGGCGTGTGCGGCCTGCGCGAGTAGCTTCGCACTCGGGTCCTTCAAGCGGTCGGCTTCGATCGCCGCCCCGATGGCCGAGTAGAACCTCGGCTGCGTGCAGAGCGCGAGCACCAGCGCCTTCTCGGTGCCCTCTTCAAACTGGTAGATCGGAGGCGCCTTGTTACCCTTCACAGGTCCACCCACTTCTTTGCAACGCCCCAGGAGTGAGCGGCTTGGTTCTGATTGATCCGCGTATACATCGCGTGCGGGTCCCCGTAGCCTCGGCGAGCCTCGTCCCGACGCATCTTCGCATACCAACTAGGCAGCACCTGCCAGACACGAGCCTCGTCGCCGCACCACTTCCAGCGCAGGTGCGCCTCCTGGTTACGACAGAGTTGCTCATGGTGCTCGCGGGTGATCAAATGTGACTCGGCGGGTAGCACGTAGTCCTTACGGAAGAACCCGGCCATTTTCGCCACCCGCTTCGGTGACATCACCATGTTGATCGACGGCGCGCGTTTTACGCCGCGCTTGTCGCGGAAGAACGCGAGCTGCCAGATAGCCCAGTGCTCAGGCGACACCGCGTGATCCATCATCTCGACGGAGCACTTGGCCAGGCTCTTGTACCAGCGCGAGGCCCGTGGGTCGCCGCGATCGGGGTTCCACCACGCCTTGCCGTAGATCTTCTTGACGGCGCGGCCGTAGCTGTCGATGAGCAACATGACCCGGTTGAGCTCGGGCATCGTCTCCGAGAGCCAGATGACCTGCGACGGCGCGGCCTGCGGCGGGTCCATCGGCAGCCAGACGGGTGGCGGGCCGACGGGCTCGGGTGGCCGAGGCCGGGGGCTCCGAGGGTCGAGGAGGCTCATCAGGAGCGACGTGACGGGTGTGAGGCCGATGGGGTTGGAGTCGGGATCGTGATCAACCACTCTCCAGTCCTTGGGAGGCGTCTTGGAAATCGATCTCCTCTCACTACAAGAAGAAAAAAATTGGCGGTCGCCTGCTTTCTTTTCTTCTTTAGAAGAAAAGAAAGTACCTATTCTCTCAGGGAGATTAGACCGGTACGGATGCTGGCCTAAAGAACCGACTTCCCTCGGCAAAATCGAAAACGGGCGGCGGCGCCCTGGGCGGCGGTTTAGCTTGGCGTCGACCCGTAACTCGCGCTTCATGTTGGCGATGTGGAGCCGATCGATCCAGCCGGGCGTGAACGCTTGCGACTCGGGATAGGTTCCCGCCGGGGCTGGTACCGTAGCTGTCGCCCGCTTCACGGCGCATCGATCGACGTACTGCTTCCACGTCGAGGGGAAGCGCAGCTCCGCGACGCCGGCTCTTGTACGAATGGTGCCGCTGATCGAATAGAACAACCGCTCGGCCGCGTTGACCTCGCCATGCGCCGGGCGCCAGCGGGTGATGTAGTGGCGGTCGGTTGCGACGAGGCCAGCCCTACGGAGTTCGGCTAGCGCCGAGCGGGCGGTGTCATAGCTTGCGATCTTCGCCAGCCGGGCGAGGTGCGCCAGGTCTTCGAGCATCCACTCCCCCTGCGGGGCGCGCTTGCGATCCCGCAGCCGCACCAGCGCCCCCCACAGTCGCAACGACGTCGGACGTAGGAGACGAAGCTCCGACACGGTCGGCTCGACGAGCTCAACCGTTGCTGGTGCGGGGCCGCTCATTCGCCGCGCTTCTCCGCTCGCGTCTTCAGCCGAGGGGCGTATGCCTTCAGCGAGCCATCGCGCTCGGCGATCATCGTCGCGTAGCCCTCTCGGACATAGGTGTTCATGCGGCGGCGGGCGTGCTTCTCCAACGACGGGATCCCCAGGTCGAGGATGTCGTAGACCTTGAAATCGGTCTTGGCGCCGTTGTTGGTTCTCATACCTCGACCGATCCGCTGGAGTGCAGCGATCACGGACTTACCGCCGGAGGCGATGATAACCGACTCGAGGGAGGGAATATCGACACCCTCCTGAAACACAACCGACGCGATCAGGACGTCGGCGTCACCTCGCTCTAGGCGTTGGATCGATCCCTTGCGCCCGTGGCTCTTCGTCCCACCGAACACGAACTCGGTGTTGAGCCCGGCTTGCTCACATGCCTTCTTCAGCGCGTGGCCGTGCTCGATCTCCTTGACGAACACCATGCACGGCTTCGGGGCGTCGCGGACGAGCTCGACCACGCGCATGTTGCGCGCGTCGCTCCCCGAGACGTGGGTGCTGTAGATCTGCGAGTACGCCCTCGCACCTCGGGCCACCTGACCCTGCGCCTGGAACTTCTGCGCGACCGGGATCATGGTGATCCGCGGACGAGCTAGCACACCAGACTCGATCAGGGTCGTAGCCTTGATGGAGTAGATCACCCGGCCGAGGGCGGCGATGGCCATTAGCGAGCGGTTGTCGGTGCGGTCTAGCGGCGTGCCCGAGAATCCGACCCGGTACTCGGCCGGGCACCGCTGCACCGCTCGGAAGTAGGTGTCGGCCGGGGCGACGTGCGCCTCGTCGATGATGAGCCCGTCGCACACGGCAAGCGCCTGGTCGACGAGCGCGGTGTCTCGCCGCAGGGCAGCCGCGAGCGTCTGAAAGGTCATCGCGTTGAGGCCGGGGGCTAGGCGCCAGTGTTGAGCGGGTACGCGCGACAGCACGTTCGCGACCCTTCCCGTGCGCAGCGTGTAGCGGTCGGACGCCTGGTCGACCAGCGTGTCCCGGTGGACGAGCATCAGCCAGCGGCCGGGGAGCTTCTGCGTGAGAGCGACGAAGCACTCGGTCTTGCCGCTACCTGTGGGGGCTCGGATGATGCCTCGCCGCTCCCGTGCGATGGCCTCCACCGCGTCGAGCTGGTAGTCGCGGAGCCAGTCGAGGTCGGCGTCAACGTCAACCTGTAGGTTGCTGGTACGCTTGTCGATCAGACCGATGGTGATGTTGTCGCGCTTGCCGGCGTCGAGCACCAGCGGCAGCAGCCCGCCGGGGAACGAGGCCGAGGCGAGGTGGTAGAGCGACACGCGCTTCGACGACTTGCGGAAGCCGCTGTCGGTGAACGACAGGTAGCCCTGGAGCCACTTGTGCTCCTCGGGCGTCGCCGAGGCGACGACCGCCATTACGTTGTGCGTCGTGAGCCACATCAGGTGACGAGCATCTCCTCGATCTGCTTGACGTAGCCCTCGGCCATACGCGCGTCGGTGTAGCGACGGCGCACGAACTTGATCAAGCTCTTCGCCTCGATGAATCGGAACCAGCCCTCGTTCGCGGAGAGAACGAGCTCGCCGTCGATCCACCGGTACACGGAGGTGTTCTTGACACCGAGCAGGCGCGCAACCTCCGCGGCTGGCAGGAATCCGCGCTGGCGCCAGGCCGTTCGGTTGTGGGTCACGTCCATAACGGAGGGGCTTACCAACGGCTTCGCCGATTTCCTACTCCGCATTGATCAACCTCAGCAGCCCATCGGCAAGGTCACCGCCGCGGCCGACGGCTTTGCGGAGCGCCTTCTTCACGAGGGCCAGGTCCTCGCGGCATGTGAACGTGAGCTCCAGGAGGAATGGCTTGGCCACCTGATCGGGCGGGGCTTCCGGCTGGCCGCCGAGGTCCATATCGTCGAGGCTCGGCTCGCTGCTCTGCATCGCGGAGACGAGATCGTTGAGCTCGGACTCGCTGAAGCCGCTGATCGAGAGCGCGTCCGCTAGCACGCCGTCGTCGATGAGGTCCTCGATGATGAGGCCGGCGATGGCGAGGTCGGTCTCCCCGCGCAACCGGTTCATCGCCAGCGCGACCAGGCGAGGGTCTTCGTTGCCCTCCAGCACGACGGCCGGGATGGTGGGCTCCCCCAGCTCGCGCATCGCGCGCGTGCGGTGGTGGCCGTCGACCAGCTCGTAGCGACCACCCGCGAGAGGGCGGACGAGGATCGGCTGCGCGAACCCCACCCGGCGGATCGACTCGACCAGCCGGTCGTACTGGGCCGGCGGCAACACGTTAGCGTTGCGGGGGGCGGGGTCGAGGTCGGTGAGGTCGACGGTGAGGGCCTTCATTATATATAGGGGCTCTAGCACAGGTTCCGGGTCGTTGGAAGGGTCCCTGGGGTAACTGCCTGGTTTCATTGAGAAAGAAAAGTTGTGGTAAGGGCTTGCGTTGAATGGGTTGAATGGTTAAGTTTGTTGGGCGGGAGAGAAGGGCGGGCCGGGAAGACCGGGTAAAAATTGAATAGCTGGCTACGACGAACGAGGGGCTGCCCCTTCGCCCATGAGGTCCCGCCTAGAGCGGCTGCACCCAAGGCGAGGGAGGAACACCGGCCCCGGAACCTACTGCGGCACGACAGCGCGACGGGAGCCCCAACGGTGGGAGCTCGAGCGACGCCTCGTCCTGGGAGTAGCTGGGCCTGCGAGACCGGCCCAACTGGAACTCACGCACGATCGCAGTCGACGCCCCACCGGGGCGCGGCTCGCAGGGCGAACGTGAGGCGCCGCAAGCGGGCCCGCCCGCCAGCAACGCGAGGGTCGATTCCCTCGGCGGCGCACGACTGCGTTTCACCACCACCACCACCACGAAAAGGACACCACCATGGCGAACAAGAGCTACTGCCGCTTCCAGAACACCCTCGGCGACCTCCGCGATTGCCTCGACTCGATGATGGCGAAGCTGATCGAGGGCGAGGGCGACGAGGGCGACGAGTTCACGACCATCTCGGGCAAGGAGGCCAACGCGCGTAAGCAGCTGATCGAGACCTGCGTCGAGATCCTCAGCTTCGCACACGAGAACGACCTGCTCCCCCACAACATCCGCATCGACGCCGCTGACGGCATCGGCGCGACCATCGATGACGAGTAGCGCCTGGGCTGCTTGCCAAGGCGCGCTCAACGATCGTACAAACGGCGCCCCCACCCAGAGGGACCGCGAGGCTCACCGCCTCCGGGGCGCACGAACGCTTGGACCGCTAGATGGCGGCACCCGGCGATCAAAAACCACCATCACGGAGAAAACGACCATGGCCACTGCGAACAACCACAAGTCCACCGCCTCGAAGACCACCTCGGCCAAGCCGACCAAGGCCGCGCCCAAGACGGCGGCGAAGCGGGACCTCGACGATGAGCTCGACGGTGCCGCCGGTACCAAGGGCGGCGGCGACGTGCCCTACTGGAAGAAGATGAACGCGCTGCCGGCGGCCAAGCGGATCCAGATCCGCGTCGCGAACGTCTCCGACCGGCTCGCGCGCCTGGTCGACGACACCACCGGCTGGCAGGGGATGGACGCCTTCCAGCCGAGCCTGCTCACCGCCGAGCTGAAGGACTTGGCGACCAAGGTCGCCCAGATCGGGCTCGCGTTCGGCGGGGCGCCCGACGGCTACAAGCCCACGGCGGCTCGCGCTGGCAAGGCGCCGAAGGGCGAGATCGTGGTCGGCTCGCTGATCCGCCTCACCGACAAGCAGGCGCCGAACTACGCCGGGGCCCTGGAGCCGGCACAGATGGTCGGCATCAAGGTGCTGGAGGTGCGCGACAACAAGCTGGTCGCGCTGACGAACGACGGCGTGAAGATGCTCATCTCGCGCGGCCACGTCTGCCTCGACGCGGCCACCGCCGCGCCCGCCGTCTGAGTCCGAGGTAGGGCACTTCGCTCCCCAACAGGAGCGCCGCCCGGCCAGCCCGTGAGCCTCCACCGAGGGGTTCGCTGGTTGGCCGGACTGCGTCCGCAATCACCCACCACAAGGAGACGACCGTGAACAAGCACAACGATCAGAAAACCATTCTCAAGGCGCGGGCTGTCAAGACCGTGCGCGAGGCGTTCACCCGCCTCGTCCACACCGAGGCGCCGAGCGAGGAGCAGCTCCTCTCTCTGGCGACCATCTTGGCGATCAACACCGACGCCCGTCGGGCGTGGGACATCATCCAGGGGAACGCGAGCCTGCTCATCTCCGCCGCCGACGCGGAGATTAGCAGCGAGCGGGTGTTGCTGTGAACGCGCTCGCGAGCAGCCTGATCGCCGTCGCTGAGGACGTCGTCGGCTCGGACATCGGGGCGATCGTCTGGTGGAAGCTCTCCGGCGACGTCTCGGCGGACCGGCTGACGGTCGCGCTCGGTGGCCTGCCGGGCCCCGCGTTGCCGAGCCCCGACGTCGCCCTGCGGCGCGGGGTCAAGGCGCTGGCCAAGCGCAACCTGCTCGTCCGCTCGATCAAGGGCGAGGGTTGGGCGCTGGTGTCCGAGGACGACGAGGGGATCAAGGGGCTGGTCTACGCCAGCCCGGCCGACCAGCCACGGGTCAAGCTCGACATCATCGGGCGCCTATATTTCTCCCCTCACTGGTCGTGCTCTGCCGAGGCGAAGGTGCGCGACGCCTTCACCTACCACCAGGAGTGGCTCGACAGCGACGACATCTCGCCGTGGCTGATCGACCAGGCCACCATGTGTGGGGCGGTGCCGCTGCGCGACGGCGGTGGCGTGTACTTCGTTCCGGCGGGCGACGGCCTGCGACGGTGGAAGGAAATCACCGCCGCGCTGACCAGCGTGTCGGCGAGCTCGATCTACACGGTGCGTGCGATGCGGTCGGACGGCGACGCCGTCCGGTCGGCGATCGACGGCCTCACGGGGCAGATCGAGGAGGAGGTCGCCAAGCGGACGGCCGACGCGATCTCCGGGACCCTCGGTGTCCGCGCGCTGAACAACCGGGCCAACGAGGCTCGCGACCTGGCGCGCAAGGTGCGGCAGTACGAGAGCCTGCTCGGGGCGAACCTGGGTAAGTTGGTCGACTCGCTCGACCAGCTCGACACGCAGATCGCGGCGGCGGTGCTCGCGGCCGAGGCGCAGGCCGAGGAGGACGCCAATGGCTGAGCTCCTCGACCTCACCAAGCTCGTGCGGCGCACCAAGGCGCTCCGGGCGGCTTGCCCCCATCACTACATCCCCAAACGTAACGGCGTGCAGCGTTGCGAGCACTGCGGGGACCAGTTCCCCTGCCGCGACAACTGCATCCACCTCGACTGCATCGAGCGGGCCATCGGGCTCGGGCTCCGCAAGTTCCCACGGGACTACCCGGTGGCGCTGGTGGTGACCGAGTCCAAGGGGTCGCTCGACGTGGTCGTGATCGACACGACCGACGATGACCCGCTGGAGTGGGTGACGCCGTGAATGTCGACCCGAACGACGTCCTCGAGGTCGCCAGACACGTTGCTCGTAACTACAAGCGCCGCTGTTGGTGGGTCGATGTCGACGACCTGACCAGCGAGGCGTGCCTCCAGATCATGCTCTCGGCCCGGTCGTTCGATCCACAGGTCGGCGTCGCCTTCAAGGGGTACGCATACCGGGCCGCGATGCGGTCGCTGTCATACTACGTCCGCCGGCAGTCGTCGCCGGTCAGCGCGAGCGACGCCACGCTCAAGGACATGGTCAACGCTCGCCGCGCCGAGGTGCCCATCGGCCTCACCGACCACAGGCCGAGCGCGGCCGAGCAGCTCGACACGGTGCGCTGGCATCTCGCGGCTCGCCGGCAGATCCGACGGGTCGCCGCCAAGACGACTAATGGAGATGCGGCGATCAGGACCATCCTCGACGGCGACAAGCCGGCTCCTGCGGCGCGGGCAACTACAAGCCGCGCCGTCCACCTGATCCGACGTAAGCTGCGCGACGACGCTGTCATGTTTGAGCTCTGGCAGCGCACACCGTAGGAACTCCACCTCACCTAACGTAAGACTCCGCTACCGCGCCCCACCCAGAGGGACCGCCCGACCCACCGTCGGGGGGCGCACCACCGCCGGCCACTCACCACCACGACAACGAAAGGCACACGATCATGTCCAGTAATATGTCCCGCATCATCCGCACCGCCCTATTCACCCCGACCTCCGATGGGTGGGGCCTTCCCCTCCTCTTCTGGGGTGGCCCCGGCGTCGGCAAGAGCGCCATCGTCGAGGGCATCGGCCGCAACTACGGGCTGCCCGTCGAGGTGCTCTCCCCCGGCGAGCGCGGCGAGGGCGCCTTCGGGGTCATCGGCGTGCCCGACACCGAGGGGTACATCGCCTATCCGCCGCCCCGCTGGGTCCAGCAGTTCGAGGGTAGCCACGGCGGCTTCCTGTTCGTCGACGAGCTCACCACGGCGCCGCCCGCGATCCAGTCCGCGCTGCTCGGGCTGCTGCTCAAGAAGCGCATCGGCGGTTCGACCCTCAACGGTCGCGTGCGCATCCTCGGCGCGGCGAACCCGATCGGCGACGGGGCCGGCTGCAACGACCTGGCCCCGGCGGTCGCGAACCGACTCGGTCACTTCAACTGGGAGGCCCCCTCCGAGACCGAGTGGTCGGAGTGGTTGATGTCGTCGATCAACGACACCACCGTCGTGGTCGAGCCGGCGAAGATCCTCGAGGCTCGCGTGATGGCCAACTGGGCTCGCCCGTGGGCGAAGTTCCGCGGGCTCGTCGCCGGATTCATCCGCGCCAACCCGGCGCTACTGCACAAGCAGCCCCCGAACGGCCACCCGGACTCGAGCCGCGCTTGGCCGTCGCATCGCTCCTGGGAGTATGCCTGCCGCGCGATGGCCGGCGCCGAGGCGAACGGGATGGGCGAGGTCGACGGCGACATGCTCGCCGCGTCGTTCGTCGGGCCTGGCGCGATCGGAGAGCTTGTCGAGTACCGCACCAAGTCGGACCTCCCCGACCCGGTCGACGTGCTCGACGGCAAGGTGATCTTCAAGCCGGACTTCAAGCGGCTCGACCGCACATTCGCCGTCCTCGGCTCGACCACTAGCCTGGTGATGGGCGCGGTCGCTGAGATGAGCAAGGGCGCCGCGGCCGGCGGGGTCGCGAAGGCGATCAGGCAGGACAAGGTCCTGTCGCGCCGCCTCGATGCGCTCATCGAGCTCCTCACCAAGACTTCCGAGGGGGCGATCGACCTCACCTGGAACTCGGCCAAGCAGCTCGCAAAGGCCGGCATCCACGACATCAGCGACGACTCGAAGAAGCTGATCAAGCGGATGCGTCCGCTCATCGACGCCGTTGAGCAGCGGTAGTCCACTCCACCACCTACGAAAGAGGCACGACCATGAGCATCGCAGACAGGATGGCGACGGGCAGGCTCGTTGCCCAGCGCAAGGCACCGTACTTCAAGTCGCTGATTCAGTCGCTCGTCCCCCACGAAACCCCCGACGTGAGTACGATCGGGATCACTAAGACCCTCGTCCTGTTCTTCAACGCGGAGTGGCTCGACACCTGCTCGCCCGAGCAGATCGCCGGCCTGTACTGGCACGAAGGGATGCACATCGTCCTCGGACACCACGAGCGTCGCGGCGACCGCGACCCGCTGATGTTCAACATCGCGGGCGACATCTTCATCAACGACCAGGGGCGTAACGCCGGCTTCCAGTTCCCGCCGGGCGGCATGTTCCCCGAGCTCTTCGGATTCCCCAAGAACCTCACCTCCGACGAGTACTACGCGCTGCTGCTCAAGATGGGGAAGGACGCCGCCAAGCAAAAGCTCGAGGACGAGCAGGGCGGTGAAGGCGGGGAGGGCGAGCCCGACCCGAAGAAGCGCAAGTGGAGTTCTGGGCAATGCGGCAGCGGCGCGGGTAACGGGCAGGACAGCGAGCCCGACGGCGCCGCTCCCGAGGTCGGTGGGCGCAGCGAGGCCGAGGTCCGCCAGTCCGTCATGCGCGTGGCCGAGGCGGTGAAGGCCGAGGCGCAGAAGGGTCGCGGCAACATGCCCTGCGGGCTCGACCGTTGGGCCGACGAGGCGCTCAAGCCGGCGCAGATCCCGTGGCAGACCAAGCTCTCGCGGGCCCTGCGGCAGTGCGTGAACTACCGCCCCGGAGCGGTGGACTACTCGTACTCGCGCCTATCGCGACGCCAGGCCGGCGTCGGCTTCGGCGTCGGCAAGCCAATCTTGCCGGCGCTGGTGCGGCCGGTCCCTCGCGTCGCGTTCGTCCTCGACACGTCGGGCTCGATGGGAACCGACCAGCTCAACGCGGGCCTCGCCGAGTGCCAGGGGATCCTCGCGGCGCTCGGCGCCGACGTGACGTTCATCTCCTGCGACGCCGCGGTCCACGCGGTCGGCAAGGTCAGCTCGACGTCGCAGATGAAGAAGCTCGTCAAGGGCGGCGGGGGGACGGACTTCAACCCGGCCTTCGAGTACATCACCGCGATGCGGCCTCGCCCCGAGGTGGTGATCTTCGCCACCGACGGCGATGGGTGGGCTCCCAAGTCGGTGCCGCCCTACCGCGTCCTCTGGCTGCTGATCGACTCGTACTGCGACCAGCCCCCGGTTCCGTGGGGCGAGCCGGTGGTGGTGTCGACCAGGGAGCGGGCGACGTGACCTCCTGGTCGCCGGCCGCGCTCACACGCCTGCGGAGCCTGTACCGCTACCACAGCGCGCGGACAGACGGGCACATCCACCGGAACTTCCTGGCCGAGCGGTTCGGGCTCGCGCCGCTCGACGAGTTGAACGAGCGTGGTGTGCTTGTCGGCCCGCTCCAGAACTGGCACTACTCGCTCGACTGGGAGAAGCTCGAGCTCCTGCTCGCCGCTGTCACTATCGCGAGGAGCTCCCTCGAATGAACGTTTCTGGGGACAGCCGACGTGGTGGTCGGTGGGGGGCGGAAGTTGTTTGGTCGCCTTTCTCTTCTAGCCCTTGTCCCCACTTTTCCCGCCCGCCTGGGGTGAAACCCAGCGCGGGCTTTTTTCGTTTTCTGGAGGTGTCGCGTGGCAAAAATAACTAGGAGTCAGCTCGGGCGTCGGTCCCGTACTAAGGGGTCCAGCTTCGAGCGGACGATCAAGAACCGGCTCAAGCAGGTGCTCGGCCTGTCTTGGCCAGGCGTTGTCATCAGGCGCTCGGTGCAGGCCGATCGTGCCTACGAGCCGGACGTGGTGATCGAGGGCGTGGATGTGCCTGAGCTCATCCGCGACCTGTGGCTCGAGTGCAACCACTCGAAGGAGCCCAACCCCGGCGTCAAGCTCGCGCAAGCCCTCCGGGACTCGTCCATCGCCCGCATGGCCACCGGCCGGCACCGCATTCCGATGGTCGTCTGGCGCCGCAACAAGGCGCGCACCGACAACGTTACTACGACGCTCGCGTGGCTCAACTACTGCACCGGCATGGCCTACGACGACCTCCACTCGGAGGTCGAGGTGACGCTTCCCTTCGAGGACCTGCTCAAGCTATTGGTGGGGGGATGAGTGAGCGGAAACCGGGAACGAAGAGGAAGCCGCCCAACGTGACCACGCCGTTCGTACCAACCCAGGACACCGCCGCGTACCTCACCGAGCAACTCAAGAAGGTGGAGGCCGAGCGACGTATGGTGGTCGGCTACGCGGTCGACCTGCACCGACATTGCAAGGGCGTGATTGGCATCCTCGATCGGGTCGGCGGCTACCTCAACGAGGAGGACCAGAACACGCTGCGCGCGGCCAGGGTCTTCCTCAACAGCGTCCGCTTGCGCTAGTGCTCCGTGGAGGTCGCCTTCGCGACCTTCGCCTCGATCATCTTCACCAGCGCGTCCTTGCTCGGGAGCGGCAGCTTGTGGTGAGTGATGAGGTCGTGGGCGTAGCTGATCGCGAGATCGAGCTTCTCGTTGCCGGCGAGCTTGGTGCCGGTCGCCGCGATCTTCTTCTTCGCGATCTGGCTCGCGTAGCTCACCGAGTCGGCGACGATGCCGTCGAGCATCTTGCCCGCGGCGCTGGTCGCGTCGATCTTCAACTTGCTGTGGATCAGCCAGCCGAAGAGCCCGGTCGCGACGGTCGCAAGCGCGGAGCCGAAGTAGCCCCCCACGTCGTCGAACCAGGACCCGGTCCCCGCGAAGGCAGGGGCTGCGTACAGGATGGCGACCATGGCGATCAGGATGGCAAGGGCGATGCGCTGGGGCTTGTTCATACCCGGCACCCTATCACCGTTTGGGACCCCCAGCGGGACGCCAAAAAGGGGCCCCCCTGGGGTGGCCGGGGAACGTGCGCCAGGGCGCAGCCTAGAGCTCTACGCGAGGCGACCTGATTCCAGGTAGTTAGCGACGACGGGTGAGGGGCGTGGCCAGGGGCGAGCGGGCGCCATTCGCGGCGACCTTGCGCGTGCGCTCCTCGATGTCTGGCATCACGGCGACCCCCAGCGGGGGGGTATCGGTCGACGTGTTGAGGCGCGTGAGGCTGTGCGGCACCGCGTGCTTGCGCAGCACCATGCGGAGCTCGGTCAATGCGCGGTCGGCCTGCTCTGCGAGAGGGTCCCGCCGACGCCTGCGGCTGATCAACTCGGCGGCGGTCACAAGTACGGCGAAGAAGAGCATGGCGAGCAATGTCTCCATTTCACGAACCCTTTGCCGGCTCGTCGTCGTCGACCGCCGAGATGAGCCGTTCCTGCTCGGCGCCGAGGTTGAGCGTCTTCGCGATGACGATGTTGGTGATGACGAGCTTGTTGACCAGCCGCGACAGCCGCTCCTGTCCAGCCCTCAGTGTGAACATAAAATACAGCGCGACAAGGGTCGCGAGCCCGTACTTGTCCAAGACGCGCTCGGCGACAGTCCAGTCCATGGTGAGCTAGCGTACACCAGCGGGGACGACATTGAGGTACGAGAGTGCGACGACCTGCGACGTCTTCGCGGAGATGGTCGCCCAGACGTCGAAGATGAGCAGCACCTGCCAGTCCTGCGTGTTTGCCGGGACCATCGTCATCAGGTACTTGCCAGGAGCCCAAGTAGCTGGGGCCGTGGCCGACAGCTTGAACAGCCAGTCGGACCCGAACGCCCGTCGTGCGTACAAGATGAGCGAGTCACACTCGACGATGTCCAGCACAACCGGGTTACCCAGCGAGTCCACGAGCGTGACCTCAATGGTCGCGTCCGACCCTTGAGGAACATCGAGCTGGCGCGCGGTGTTCTTGGGGAGCTTTGGATCGATTGGACCGTCGGCCCAGATGGCGAGGAGGCTTAGGCGCATGTCACGGCCGATCGTAGGTCCAGCGGAAGTTCTTGATCCGTAGCCCAGTCGCGTGCCCGGTGCCCTGGACCACGACGGCGAACGTCCCATCGATGGTCGTTGGGCCGATCGGGATCGTGATGTCCGACCACGACGCCGCGTGGTTGTTGGAATCGAGCGTCGCGAGCACGGCGGCGGCGGTCCCATCGTTGAAGAACTGGATGACGTCGGTGGTGAGGTCGGCGACCCCGTCCCCGTACAACGAGAAGGTGAAGCTCTTGAGACGGTCCCCGACCAGGAGCGGGATCTCCCGCTGGTACGAGAGCCCGGCGCCCGTGGTCTCGAGGTACCCGACCACCGCCTGGAACGTCGTGTTGACGCCGATCACGCTGAGGGCCATGTACGAGCAGACCGTCACGTCGCCATGCGACCCGGCCGCTTGGTACTGACCATCGATCATCCACCGCCAAGTCACTCCGCTGGCGTAGCTGACGCGCCCAACGATTCGGGAAGCGGTGCCGGAGGTGAGTGACGGAATACCTACGTCCGAAACGTAGACATAGTCCCCGACCGTCGCCGGGCCGGTGTCCAGCTCGATCTCCGAGATGCCGAGCACGCGAACAATGGCGTAGCCGTTCGCACCGATCGACGTGGGGGACCCAACGACTACCCCGAGTAGCCCCGCGACATTCGCGGCGGCGGTCGCGAGGGCGGTGGCGCAGGCCGGGATGACTTCTTGGCCTGGGAGTCCGACCTTGATCTGCGAGTCCAGGCGACCGACGGTGACCACCTGCCCGAGCGTCGGCACGCTTGCGCCAGGGAGCCGGCAGACGACAAGGTTCGCGTCCGCGAGCGTACTGTCGAGGCGGGTGAGGAGTGAGTTCGCGGCCACCTTCCACCCGAGCGCGGCATCGTCTTCGGTGGTCTCGGTCGCCGCTGGGATGCGCTCATAGGTCTTGAGCGAGCGGATCGCGGCGATGGCCGTCGCGACCTTCTCGTTGGAGAGCGCCAGGTTGACGGTCAGGCGTAGGAGGTAGGTACCCTCTTTCTTGGGGGTGAAGGTGGGGTTCTCGATGGCCGACGACGACAGCACATCGGCGGTCCCGGCGGGCTGGTCGACGATCTCCCACAGGTACGTCAGCTCGCCCCCCGTGTCGGCGTTGGACAACTGGACGAGCGTGTTGAGCGGCAGGTCGTCGTTGGACCCGGCGACCGCGTTGATCTCGATGAGCGCCTGCGGCATGGTTCAATCCTCAGTAGGTGATGACGCCGCTGATGCTGATGACCAGATCCTCGAGGAGCACGTTCGTGTTGTTCGTGGTCCCCGCGCTCTGGTAGCGCGAGCGCACATAGGTCAGCAGCGCGGTCGCGTCGACCCCGACCGCGATGGTGGGCGTACACGCCGCCATCCGCGTCTGCACCGCCGTCGTTACGGCGATGACGGAGGTGACGTCGGAGCTACCGGACTGCGACAGGGCGACGATCTCGTTCGCGGCGGGTACTCCGTAGGTGACGAGGTTCACCACCTGGGTGCCGGCGGTGATCTGCCCGCCGACCGTGTAGATGTACGCCTCTCCCTTGGCGAGGCAGTAGAGCCCGATGCGGATGCCGGGGGGCGCGTTCGACATCAGCGTCGTGACGATGGGGGTGCCGCCGTTCCACTGGAGCCGCCAGGAGGCGGCGACCGGCGTCACACCGCCCGGCAGGATCAGCGGTCGGGAGTCGACGAGGTTCGAGTCGCTGACACTGACCGTGGTCGAGTCGACGTGGACCTCGGCGATCTTGACGTACCCTGTGGTCACGGTAGGGGCGACCGGGCTTGCGGCAACGATTCCCTGTTTGTAGCTGAGGGCGGCGGTGCTGTCGGCCGGGGACACGACGTAGCCGACCGAGCTGTCGATCGAGAACGCCAGCGTCTTGTTGAGCGAGCTCGGGGCGAACGCTCCCGTGGTCGTGTTCAGGAGTTGCCGCGACTGCGGGTTCCCAAGCAGCCGGTCATACCGGACTTCGATGATGTCGATGCGAGCGTTCGCTCCGGGGGGCGCGGGCACCGTCAGCGTCGCCGCGTTGTTGAGGACGATCGGCTTGTACGACGACAGGTCATCGAGCCCTAGCACGCCACCGATCGCCGCCGGGGTGTCGCTCGGGACGTACTGGAATCCGATGCCAGCGGTGACCGACAGGTCGAATGACGCCGGGGACGACGGGCGGACCCACATGCTGGTCCCCGTGAACCCGGACCTGTTGAGGGCTGACACCAGCGTCGGGGCGATCCGCCGCTGCGCCTGGTACCGCAGCACCTCACGGATGCTCATGTCCTCCTGCGAGTAGCCCTGGTTGATGTCATCAGCGAGGGGCTTCTCAAGCGGGTAGAGCGGGGTGCGGTCGAACGGATTGTCAGCCATGGTGTTCCTCTTTCAGCCTGCGTAGGCCGGGTCAAGCTCGATGGCGACGCTAACACCGCCGCCTTTGATGTGAGTGAGCAAAGACACGAGGTTCCGATAGAACAACTCGATGCTCGCATCGGTTCCGTTGTAGACGCCGGAGAAGATCAGGTCGGTGTCCAAGGCCGGGGAATTGTAGGCCGATGTGGCTCGCACGCCTAGCGCGCTTACGAAATCTTCTGTCACCGCCCCAGGGTCGTTGTACGCCATCGCGCGCTCAGACCAGACCTGGAGTAGCGGTACGACGACGACGAACGCGGCCCGGTGATCGTTCTGGCCCATCCAACGCCCGTAGAACCCGTCGGTCCTGGTGTCGTTGTAGGCCAGCGTGCCCTCGAGTAGCGTCCCCTGGATCGGGTTACTCAGGTCTCCCAGCGGGGCATTCCAGCAGGAGTCGTAGCGGTTCTCCCAGGTCTCGATGAGGTCGTAAGAGAGCCCGATGGGCAAGAAGATGCTGTCGAGCTGGCGCTTGATCGCGGCCGGGGAAACAGTATCCGGCAGCTTGCGGATGCGCTCCCGGTACACGTCGTCGGACTCGCCAGCGTTTCTGTCGATGCGTCGGTCGGCCCCGATAGAGTCCAGCGCCGCCGTCTGGCCGAGCGTCACCGGACCGGTCTGGCGAACCTGGATCGTCGGCTCTGCGTAGACGGGGTCGAGGTAGGGGAACGTCACCTCGTCGATCTCCCCCTCGAGCAAGGTACCGTCGGCGGTGATCAGCGGCCCCGGAACGTTGTACTCGCCCGCAGGGGTTGCGCCCTCCACCACGCCGTTGACGATGAGGTCCGTCGAGCCGAACGAAACGTCGGCAGTAAGTACGAACTCACGGTTGGACTTCGACGCTCGGACCACGGTCCCGCGCTTGACCACGAAGGCCCCAGCGCCGTCGGTCGCCCGGTAGAACTGGACGGTCCCGCGCCCCTGCACACCGCCGCTGGCATACAGGTTGAACATCGAGCATTCGGTGCGGCCGAGCGCGAGCGACGCCCGCTCGAAGATAGCGGCGAACGCTTGCAGGAGCTCGTAGCCGGGCCCCGGCGACTGGAGCGGCAGCAGGTACCACTCGGGCAGCAGGTTCGAGACCAGCTCGAGGAAGTTCTCGGCGGTGTAGTAGTACGGCAGGCCGAGGCTGACGCCAGGGGCCGGGGACAGGTACGACGACGCGGGCGCGACCGAGGGGACCCCGACCGGCGGGGTTATGAGCGGCCAGGAGTACGTCACGACGCCTCGCCACCGACCCAAACTCGGATCGACGGGGTCGTCTCCCAGCCGTACTGCTTGCGGACGGTGAACCGGTACCCACCCGCGACGAACGCCCTGGTGCCCTCATATCCATTCACGAAGTCAGCCCCGTCGTGGATGAGCTCTGGCGGTTGCAGCGGGTCGAGGGTTGCCACGGGCAGCACGACCAGACCGCCGCTGTAGCCGGTGATGTCGAATCGCAGGAACTCGGCCGGGCCGATCGGGTCGCCAGGCGTCGGGTACAGGTTCGTGATGACGGGGGTTCCGATCCCACCGCCGCCAGACCCGGCGCCGAACCAGCCACCGGACCAGCTCATGTCCCGACCCGCACAGCGACGGCGCGGACGCCGGTCGTCAGGGTGCCGGACACCCGCGTGGTGCCGTCGGGGTCCTTATACGAGTAGTTGCCGTCGCCGCTCGGGTTCAACCCGTCGCCGGATGCCTGCGCGACCGCGATCTTCAACGCGCCCCCGACGGTCACGCTTCCGAGCCCGCCGGTCAGGAGCACCGTCGCCAAGAACGCGGCCGATGGATCGAGGGCGACGATGACGTAATCGGAGAAGGTCCGCACGCTGGTCTTGATGACCTGCACTCGGAGTTCGCCGATCGTATCGGTCTCGGCTTGGGACAGGGTGAGAAGGTACGTTCCCGCGGCACCACCGCCGCCCGTGTCCTCGGCGGGCAAGGCCGACACGTTGGTCCAGGAGCCGCCGTGCTTCTTTAGCTTGACCTCCCCGGCGGAGAACGCGAGCCCGCTGACTCCGTTGCCGAAGGAGTCGACAAGGAACAGGGGGATCGTGCGTAGGGCCGCGTTGGACTCGTTCTGGTTCACGGTGACTCCTTCAGTCTACGCTAGCTCGAGAGTGGCGAACACGTTGGTCTGGCCGGAGGTTACACCCGCCGCCTTGACGATGGACAGGCTGATGAGGTCGCCAGCAGCCACGACCACCGTGTGCGTGGTGTCGCTGGTCAGGTTGGGCGACGCCGCGTCGTTGGCGACCGTCACGGTGATGGCCGTGTCGGCGCCGTTCTTGCGGACGGTGTAGACCACGTTCTGCGTCCCGACCCCGGCCCCGGTGCCGCGCACGCGCAAATTGCGGAGCGTGCCGACGCGCGTGACCGCTAGCTGCACCTCGGTCGCGGTCGCAGTCGCGATGTACCCAGGCGCGGGGTAGACCGCCGTCGCGACGGCGGTGGTGTCGCCGGTACCGAACACAAGCTGGCTGCCGCCGATGGCGACCCAGCCCGTATTTCCGGTGCCGCTCTCCTTGTAGTAGAACGTACTCGACGGACCACCGTCACGGCGCTGGTAGGTCGAGCCAACCGTCGCGGTCACGTTGCCTTCCGGCGTGCCGCTACCCGACCAGACGTTGGGGCCGGTCGTGCAGGCGTTGCCGCCGGTCCGCAGGTACAGCGTCGCGCCACTGATCGTGTAGTCGGCGGTGACGGCGTTGATCGTGTTACCCGCGAGCTGGTACTCGTTGGTGAACGTGCCGCCAGTCTGCGAGGTGTAGAAGACTCCCGTGTCCACGTTGTCGAGCATGTTGCCGTTGATCTGGCAGAGGCTCACCGCGTCGGTCGTGGCGAGCACCAGGATGGCAGCCAGGAACGTTCCGGCCTCGGCGCTGATGTTGTTGCCCGTGATCTGGAGGTTGCTGACAGCCGCCGAGGACGTGGACGCGAAGGTCGCGGCGACCGTGCTCGTCGCGCCCGCGTTGGTGTAGTGGATCATGTTCCCGGAAAACTGGATATTGCTTGCCGAGCGGACGAAGACGCACTCCTGGCCGGTGATCTCCTGCATGAACACGTTGCGCTGGATCTGGACCCCGAGCGTGAGGTTGGCGGCGCTATTCGACACCGAGAGGCAGTAGCCGTTGCCCGTCGTCGATACACGGCTGATGACGTTGGTCGAGATCTGAATGTCGGAGTTTGCCCCGTCGAGTTGGACGACCGGGGCCGTCACGGCGGCGGTCGCCTGGTAGACCGCGTTGCCGAGCATCTGCGAACGCTTCAGGCCCTTGAGGTAGACGCTGCCGAGGATGACGTTGTCGGCGATCTGGATGCGGTTGGCGCGCGTCGTGGTGTCGCCGCTGATCGAGAGCGCGATACCGCCCGAGGCGGTGCTGGTCAGTTCGTTACCGCAGATCTTGATGTCGTCGATGGCACCCGCCGCCGACGCGATGTAGATCTCGGTCGTACCGGAGGTCGCGATCTCGTTGTCGACGATCCAGCCCGTCGTCGCGTAGTCCCCGACGTAGACGCCATAGGTACCCATGTCGCGGATCTCACACTCGGCGATCCACCAGCTATCCATGTGGTGGCTGGTGTTGCCCTCGATCTTGATCCCGTAGCCGCCCGCCACGCCGTTGGAGAACCGGCAGCGCGTGGCTTTGACGAACTGCGCCGCCGTCGAGCCGTCGCCCCAGTGCAACATGTTGCAGGAGCCCGCGAGCGGGCTGACGACGCCGGCCTGGCTGAAGGTCAGGTCCTCCCACTCGATGCCGGTCGAGGCGCCCCGCACCAGGAACAGATCCCAGGCGGTCGAGCCGGCGTTGCCGCTCATCGTGATGGTCGCGCCGCCGAACCCCGACCCGAGGAACCGGATGCTGTTCATGCCGGTGATGTCGAACGAGTACGCCTGCGCCGCGACGCGCGAGCACAGGTAGGTGCCCTGCGGGAAGTACACGCAGCCGCCGATCACGGCGGCGGCTGTGATGGCAGACTGGATGGCGGCGCGGTCGTCCGTCACCCCATCGCCGGTCGCCCCGTAGTCGAGGACGTTGGTGTAGATGCTGTGCGCCGACTGCGTCCAGGCGGTGTTGCCGGCGGCGGTCTTGGTGTAGTCGCCGGCCGTGCCAGGCCCTCGGAAGTACTTGCTGCCGATGGCCGCGACGACGCCGCCACCAGCGGTCGGGTCGGCGGTGCCGTTGAGGAGGCTTACGCCCTTGAGGACGACGGTGTCGGCGTTGACTTGTTTGCTGCTCATGTGGTCCTCAGCTTGCGGCGATCTCGAACGTGACGATGACCAGCGACGGGGCGGTGACGGGGGCCTGACTCTTGGTCGTCTTGACGCCGATGATGTCTCCGACGGCGACCGTCGAAGTTCCCGTGCCCGTTCCCGTCGTCGCGGTGAAGTTCAGGGTACACGTCGGGTTCACGGCGGTGCCGTTCTTGCGAACGATGATCGTCGAAGTACCGGCCCCGGTCCCAGCCTTCTGGTGGACGCGCATGTTTCGCAACGTGCCTGCGAATGGGCAGGCAATCGAAAGCTCGGTGCCGCTCTCGGTCGCCAGCGCCATACCAGGCGCGAGGAACTGCGTGCCGGTGGTCAGGTTCATCGCCAGGACACCGAACTGGAGAGTGGTCGGGCCGACGTTGATCCAGCCGGTGTTGCCCGCACCGCTCTCTTTGACGTAGAGCGTGAGGCCGTTGCCACCACCGGAGAAGCGCCGGGCCATCGAGCCGATGGCGGCAGTGATCGCTGCCTCCGGCGTCGCGTTCGCTGACCAGTTGGCGCAGCCGAGCCCAAGCGCGACGTTGCCGTCCGACGCGGTGATTCCGCCGACACCCGTGCTGGTGCAGATACCAACGTTGCGCGAGGCCATCGAAGGCCCGCGCTGGACCGCGCCCGACGCCGAGGTGATGTCCGCGATGTCGGTCGCGGTGTTGACCATGTTGTCGACGACGATCCCCGCGTACTGGTCCTTCGGCGACGCACTCAAGATCACGCCATCACCGAGCCGGACGCCGCCCGTCGAGAGGATCATGTTCTCGGCGACGAGGTTGGCTTTGCCGTCGTTGGTGAGCGCGCGGATGTTCACGCCGTTGCCAATACCCGCCACGGTCTGGTTCGCCGACAGCAGGTTGTTGGAGCAGGTGACGAACTGCGTACCCTCGAAGCGGACCATGACAGTTCCAGCCGCAGCGTGCGCGTCGGTGAAGATGTTGCCAGCGAAGATGATCCCGTAGTCGAGTACGACCGTGGATTGAAGCTGGAACGAGATCGACGACCCATCGACTAGCTGGTCGGCTTCGACATAGATCTGGTTGTCGGTGACGATCACGTCGTTGATGCGCTCGCGGAAGTCGAGCGCGCGGTTACCCTGCGCCGGATAGCCGGTGTTGACGACGATGTTCCCAGCGAACACAAGCTGCTGCACGTCGAGGTTGGGGCCACAGACCCCGTGCAAGATCGTGTTCAGCTTGAAGATGACCCAGCGGTTCCGGCCCACGCTGGTGCCGGTGAGCGTGACGCAGCCTTGCACCGACGCTGCGCTGTGCAGGAAGTGGTTACGCCGGATGATGTGCGACCCGAGCTGCTGCGTCGAGGTCGCCTCGAAGTCGATCTCTTGGTCGTGACTGCCCGTCATGTAGCAGTCGGCGATGTTCACCTCGAACGTGCCGCGCTGATAGGCCACACCCGAACGAGCGCCTGCACCGCCTACGTCGAGCGTGAAGACGCACCGCTTGATCAGCACGTCGCGGACGTAGTGCGTGCCGCCGAGCACGCGCACGCCATCCCCGACGCAGTAGTAGAAGCGGCAGTCGATCACGCGCCCGCGCCCCGTCTCGGTGGTGGTCGCGGAGTTCAGCCACTCCAGCAGGTGGTCCTGGTCGGACGGGTCGGGGCTGGTCACCATGTCGCCGATGAAGCCGACGTTCTTGAAGGTGACGTATTGGTTCCCTGCGCTCATCGAGAACAGGTGCCACTCACCGAACGCCGCCGAGCCCTTCTTGCGGATGATAGAGGCTCCGGCGTTGTCGCCCTGGAACAGCAGCTTGCTCGACGACGCCTGGAGGTTGAACGAGCCGATGCCGTTCTTCGAGCAGGCGTAGGTGCCGGCCGGGATGTAGATGACGCCACCGCCGACGGCCAGCGCCGCCGTGATCGCGGCCTGGATCGCCACGCGGTCGTCCGTCGTGCCATCGCCGATCGCGCCGTAGTCCTTGATGTTGAACCACTGCCCTTGGTCGAGAAGCTGTCGCCAGGCGTTGTCTGTCGAGCCTTGCTTCATCCACTGCAAGCGGCCAGGACCGAACGCGCGCGAGCCTACCGGAGCGGAAACACCCGCGCCCGCACGCGGGTCAACCAGCGTGCCCATCAGGTCGACAGCCTTGAGCCGGACGTGGTCGGCTGAGAGCGTCTTGCTCATTGGTCATCAGCCACGATGAAGTCGAGCTTGTCCCCCGCGGTGAACACCGAGCTCGCGATGAGCCTGAACTGCGTCGTGGTCCGGTCTCCGGCGGCGATGTCCGGCAGATCGAACGGGATGATAGAGGCAACCCCCGCACACTGGCCGACGATCCTGTAGGTGTCGTTCGCCCTCGCCGCCGGCAGCGTGATGAAGAAGTCGGAGAGGTCTGGCTCAACACCAGTGACCGTGTAGCGGAAGACCGTGACCGAGCCGCCGCTCGTAGCGAAGCGAGTCCACCCGGTGTCGGGCGCGCTCGTCTTCTGCCAGAGCTGGATCGACCCTCCGAGGGTGCGGTAGTAGAGCTGCCCGAGGGTCCCGACGACACCACCGCCGGCCGACGGGTCAACCGTGCCAGTGATCGAGACTGCCTGCTGTGCTGATACTGGGGCTGGCATGGGGGGGCTACCTTACGTCGTGATGATGAAGTCTGGGTTCGTGGTCGCCGACACCGAGGCACCTTGGTTCGTTGCGGTGACCAGATCGAACGTAGACCGGATGACCTGCATCGCGCGTGGCAGCACCTTGCCGGCCGGGACCGCGATCTCATTCCCGGTGATGACCAGGCCGGCGACGCTACGGAGCGCGCTAACCGCGTCTGCCGGAACGAACGGGGCGCCGGGGGCCAGGTCGTTCGTGTAGTTGACGACCGCCGCCCTCGCCTGGTCGGACACGGACGCGGTGTCGACACCAGCGGAGAAGGTCAGGTCGAGCCGGGACTGGAGCAGTACGACTTGGGCCACGATCGGCTGAACGTACATACCGCCGCACCGCACGTTGACCAGCGCGTTGAAGACAGTCGTCGCGAGGCTCTGCGACTGAGCGTCGTAGGTCGAACTCGTCTCATTGAGCTCCGCGAGGGCGAGCGTGAAGCGGTCGGCGATGAGTAGCTGAACCCAGCGGCCGGGGCGACCAGAGCTATCTAGAACCTCGACCGCGGACGCGGTCACCACACCGGGGACAGCCAGCGCCCCGAGCTCGAGCGCGGCCAGCGTGCCCTTCTGGGCGGTAGTCCAGAATCGTCGACACCGATCGCGCAACCCAGAGTCGTCCTCGCGGTCGGCGGCCCCGGCGGTCGCGACCGAGTTGGTGACGGCCAAGCCATCGGCGGCACCAGCGATCGTGCTTGCGATGTTGATGATGGCCGCGATCTTCGCCTGCTGGTCGGCTCCGGCGAGGACCGACCTCACCGCGACGTACACCGGGCCAACAGATGCGGCCGGGAACGTAGTCGCGACCGTGCTAACGAACTGGACGCCGTCGGAGGTCGACAGGGCGGTCCCGGCTGGAATCGCGAACGACGTGATGGACGCCACGGTCAGGGAGAACTGCACCGTCCCCAGCGATGGCGCGGCCGGCTTACGGACTAGCCCGAACCGGTCGAAGGCGTAGCGGTCGAGCGCATCCCCTTCGGCCGAGTCAAGGAACTGGCCTGAGCAGACCATCATCGACTGTCCGACCACCGCGTCGCCCATCGCGCTTGCGGCGGCAAGCATGATATTCACGTCGGTACCATCGCGCTGCACTGCCTGCGCGGAGAGCTGGGCGTTGAGCCCAAGGACGGTGTCGCGCGCGATCCTGAAGAGATCGTTTCGGGTAGGGAACTCAGCCAAAATAACCTCCTACCTTGACAGAGTTATTATCGACGGCCATCAGCCCTGTCCGATCTGCGTGTTGAGCGCGACGTTGACTTGCTGCCCAGTACTCGCCATCCGAGCCTTGACCGAGATGATCAGCAAGTTAGTACTCTGCTCGAGGCTGACACTCGCCTGCGAGATGTCTGGCTCTTGGAGCACCTGATTTTGGATCAGCGTCTTGAGCTTGACGAGGTCGCCGCCTGGGATCGCTTGCTTCACCTTGAGCCCGCACCCATAGTTTGGTAGGTGGAAGAAGTCGCCGGGTGTTGAGACTAGGCGCCGGATGATGAGCTTCTTGACAAGCTCGGGGCCATCGCTGAGGGCGTAGTCACCGCCGACGATCTGGAGCGTACCACCGACCGTGTTCTGGACACCGATCGAGCTATTACGGAGGTCGCGGTTGACAACCCGGCGCGCGGCGGCGACCTGGGTCGGTGTCGAGAGTGCGCGCTCAGTCACGCCCGCGAACTCGGCAGAGCGCGGGGCCTGGCAGACCGATCCTCCGGCGTCAAGCAGCCCGACGATCTCGACCTGCATTTGGGCTGTCGATGGGGCGAACTGGTCGAGCGTCGTTAGCGTCCACTGTAGCTGGCCGCTGTAGGACTCGACCTCCTGGACAGGTAGGGCCTCACCAGTATCGAGGCGGGTCACGACCCAGCACACCGGGTTGCGGACGTCGCCAGCGAGTAGGAACGAGATGTCCTTTGGAGGCTTGGACAGGACTACAACGACCTGCCGAGTGCTGATGGCGAAGGCGTAGTCGACCGTGAGATTCGGCGCGACGCCGAACGCGCCGGTCCCCCACGGGCCTGTCCCATACGGTGCGCTCACGTTGACCTCACCCTATCAGATGCCGAGGTCACTGCGGCGGTAACCGTGCCGACCAACGGGACCCCAGGCGTCGGGGCGTTGAGCGCGTACCGCGCATCCAGGCAGTTCTGTAGGGATGCGAGGTCGAGCCCCGGCGCAATCGAGACTTGGTCGCCGAGGCGGGCTACGCCGAGGGTGGCTGACTCGGACCCGAGTAGTACGACCGAGGCCCCCTCTGCCTCGACGACCGCGTTACCGCCACCCGACACCACCATCCTGAGCGTTTTCCCCGGCTTGACGTAGAGCAGGACGTCGGTCGGGTTCGTCGCGACCTGCGACGGGGGCGGGTCGCTTCGGCTGAACAGGCGCTTGGTGATGACGAACCCGTTGCCCGGATCCCCGTTCGGGGCCTCGACCAGCACCTCGTCGTCGACCTCGAGCGGGGCATAGAACCCGAACCCGTTCCCGGCGTACTCGCACCCGAGCCGGGCGGTGCCCGCGAACATGCCGGGCATGGTCACCACGTCTACGAACACGCCCTCCAGCGGGTCGACCACGACCTTTTTGACGATCGCGAGGGACACCCAGACACGCGGGTCGATGCCAGGCCGCGACACCGCGTTCGCCAGGCGCCCGGTGTCGATCCTGCTGCTCACCCTGGTGTGCTTCAGCACTAGCTACCCTCCGGGATCCGACTGAAGTTCGTCGGGATGGCTTCCGCTGGGGTGGGCGCAGACCTGACCGCGTCGGCGGCTGAGGCCCCGCTGGGGAGGATCGTGAGCGCCCCGGCCTTGATCAACGCGGCCGACACTCGGCGTTGGCTCCTCGGAACTCGCGACGGGTTCGGGTTGGTCTTGTGCTTCCCTGGAACATGGTCGTTCGTCGCCGCTACCTGGGACGCGGTCCCGACGTTCGGCCCGAGTTGGGGAGTGACCGCGCTGCGGGCGACGAAGTAATTCTGAAAGTCGAAGCTAGTCTGGAGGCCTTGGTTCATCGACCAGTTGAAGACGACGTTCGCCACGCGGAAGAACCGGAGCATGTCGATAACCATCGAACGTGACGAGGCGACGATGACGCGGGCTAGGTTCTCGTCCCCCCCGTTAGACTTGCCGGAGAGCGCCTGGCGCACCTCCGCCACCTGCTCGTCGAACGAGCGGCGCATCCCATCGTTCAGCGTCGACACGATCGGGACCTTGCTGCCAAGGTTCGACGTGTCGAAGAGGAACTCAACCATGTCTCCGACGCGGACCCGGCAGATGTCGGGGTCTGAGTTGGAGCCCTTGTACGAGGAGAGCACGCCAGTCGAGCACTTCCCGCCGAGCTCCCCACGCCCGATCTCCTCGTACAGGTTCTTAGCGATGGTGAGGAGCTGCCCGACGTCGCGGATACCCTCGACGGTCTTCTGGATCACGTCCGTCTGGGATACCTCACCGCTTGGGGCTACCCCGGAGATCAGCGCCGCCTTCTCGTCGGCTGGTGGCCAGCGCGCCGAGAGGAGCTTCTGCTGCCCGCGGTTCGGGCTTGACGTGTCGAACGAGTTGACCTGGATGACCGGCGTCTTGACGCCGTGATACTTCCGCTCGAACGCGAGCTCCTTGACGTTGCGGCCGAAGATGAGCTTGCGGATCGAGAACGGGTTGCCCTGGTCGTCAACCCGAACGGGTGGGTGGAATGCCCCGTACTCTTCGGAGAAGTACGGCTTGCTCTGATCGTACAAGGACGCCGCTGGGCGGATGCGCAAGTTCCGCCCCTCGAAGTACGGGACCGCGCCGACGAGGAAGCAATAGTTCGTGATGATGTCCCAGTAGTTTGGGACGTCGCTTGCGGATGGGATCGATGAGCCGCCGCCGCCGGCCCCTTGCCGAACGCGGGTGAGCCCGCCCTTGTCGACCGGGCTCGGGGGGACTCCGTTCGGCCAGTCGTTGTCGTGCCACAGCACCTTGATGAACTTGTTCGCGGGGTGCGTTCCAAGGATCGCCTGCACGACCCCGATGATCGACTTCGTGAGGTCGAACTTGCCCATCACGATGGGATTGATCGGGGAGTCGAGTAGCAGCCCGCGGAGGTCCCGACCGTCCATCTTGATGACGCTGCCGCCGTCGTTGTGGGTCGCGCTCCAGTTGTCGACAACGCCGGCCAGCAGCATTAGGTCGTCGCGTGGCATCCCAGCACCGTCCGTGACCTTGAGGACAGAGCGCCGGGTCCCGTTGGCCTCGACGCTGGTCATGCCGGTCGCGAAGTTCTCCTCGGTGACGGTGCCGGCGTAGATCTCGACACCGATGCTACGCATGAGGCGAGGGTCGATCGGTAGCTCGCGCCAGTCGAACTCGAGCGAGAAGGTCCCGGCCTGTCGATAGCTAGGGCACTCAACCTGCGCCGTCTTCGGGACGCGGTTCAAGATCTGCGTGAGCTCGTCGGCCCCAGTCTGCGTGATCAGTGGGCGCGTTATCGGCGCGCTCACGCCGCTGATAGCGTCGATGTCACCCGACTGATCGATCGGGTCTGGGATGGTCGAGATCTTGAGGGTCTCGTCGAACCGGACTCGAAGATTGACGACGAGGGATGGGTAGTAGACCGGCACCTCAGCACACGTCCTGCGGAGGTTGCTGGGGGACGAAGACAACCTGGCCCGCGGAGAGTCGGCTCGTCCGCAGGTTGTTGTAGTACATGAGCCCGCGCCACGACGCCTCGGTCCCGTAGAACTTGATCGAGACCTGCCGCAAGTCCTGGCCGTCGGTCGCTTGGAAAATCCTGATCACGTCGGCGGTGATGCTAGCCATGAGCTTCGACTGCTCGCTGGCCGCGGTATCGCGGGCCGAGCGGGCTGCGTCAGCTTGGAGGCGCACGCCGTTGCGCAACAGCAGCTTCTGCCCGAACGCGCTGATGGTGTCGGCGGTCTCGTTGAGGACAGCCCCGTCGGCCTTGTCCTGTAGCAGCGACCGCAAGAGCGCCCCCTGGGTCTTGATCCCGTCCAGGATGCCCGAGGTACGCCGGAGCGACTCAGCGGGGGCCGTGATCGATCTCGTCACCTGTACCAGCGAATCCTGAAGGGCGTCGACCCCGTCTTGGAGCGCGTTGGCGGTAGCGTCGATCGCGTGAGCTAGCCCGTTGAGGCGGCTTTCGATGGCGTTGAGCTGGTCCAGGACGCTCGACTGAATGGAAGAATCGATGGCGTCGATCGCACTCTGGATCTTGGATGGGACGTCGGCAAGGTCCGTCGCGTTGTTGTCGACGAACGCCGTGGTGTCGAGCTCGTCGCCCTGGCTGATCCAGGTGAACATCATCTCCCAGCCGACGTCGCTGGCGTTCTCCCACTTCTGGGTGAACCGCTCGAGGATGCCGCGTCGGACTTGGTTTAGCCAAGTGACCTCAACCTCCTGGCCCTTCCGGCGGATGTCGTCGACCAGCTTGCAGAGTGCTTGCGCGGAGACTAGATCAGCCGCCTCCAGTACCAGGGCAGAGCTCAAGACCGCCGAGGCGTCAAGGCCCGCAGCGGCGAGGACCGAGGCGTCTACCCCGCCGAGAGCCGAGCGGGACTCCACAGTCGCGGCAGCGCCGGTACCAACCGCTCCGAGGTACTTCGTCTTCCAGATACCCTGGATCGTCGTGCCCTCTTCCTTCGCGCCGTATACCTGCATGGTGCCGACCGGGGAGCCGGGGTACCAGTCGACCGAGTTGCGGTGGGTGCCCGAGAGCTCGAACGGTCGGTAGGGAAGCGCCCGCTCGCGGAGCGTGAGCGTCCGCTTGTCTCCTGTGAGCTCCCGGATTGTGAATGAAGAGACTGCGATCTCCATAGGTCACCGGATGGTAAAGAGCGGAGTGAGGCCGGACTGGAGCTTCTTCTCGCCGAGGTCGGCGATGTCGCTGGCGAACGCCACGGCGACTCGA